CATAACGATCGCCCTTTCTCAAATTCCAGATTTCATCTGCCCGCTTGAAGGCTGCTTCTGCCTTGCTCAGCATTTCCTGAGAGGTGTCCGGCCTGCCAATATCCAGCGCCGCATCCCACATGGATTTGAACGCATTTTTAAGGGAGTCTGCGGCCGACTCAATTGTCCCCATGTTGTCGCGGATGCTGGCAGTCTGCTTGTTGAACCCGGTCGTTGCTGCTTCGTTTGCCGCCTGCAGTGCTCCTGCTTCATTCCCTGCGCGCTGCAGAGCGGCAACATATGCAACCTGCTCAGCCGTGACGTTGTGAAACTGCTGCGCCATCGCCAGCAGCCCTGACGCCGGATCATTGGCCATGCGCCCAAATGCTTCAGCCACCTTATCGACCGGCAGACCGGATGCATCCGTGAATTTCGCAACCGAGATCGCAAGCTCTTCGAAGTTTGCACCCGCGCGAACGCCTGCAGTAACAAGCGCGGTCAGCGCCTGACTGGCCTGGTTAAATGTAAGCCCCGCTTTTTCTCCGGCCGCTGCAATGGTCTGCATGCGAACAGCTGTGAGACCAGCAGTATTACCGGTCAATGTAAGCGTTTTATTAAATTCAGAGAGCGTGCTCGATCCCTGATAATACGAATACATCAGCGCTGCGGTGCCAGCGGCGAGTGCCCCGACTCCGATCATGGTAGGTGAGATCGTTCCCAGCAAAGCACTGAACATGGGCCGGAGACCACCAAACTGGTCCTTAATTTGTCCGCCCTGCTGGAGCATGATGAGCCAGGGGCTTTGCCCACCAGCCAGCTGCGTCGCGATGTCAGTAAACTGCGCCGGTAGGGTTCGCATCGCGGCACTGTACTGGCCTACAGAAATCCCGGCTCGTTTTGCGGCCAGCTCCTGCTTCGAAAATGCCTGCTGAACCTGCAGGGCGGCATCGTTGGCCGCTTTACCCGTCCCCTTCAGCTGCTTATTTACGTAATTCACCTGTTCGGTAAATTTAGCCGAATCAACGTCAAGGTTAACGACCAGATCACCCACTGACTGTGCCATAGCGCACTCCCCCCAGGCTTTCCGCCACAGACATCATTACATCATCATCCATCGGTAAGGTTTCCGGCTCAGGCGGGTTCAGGAGGCTGAAATTAAGCGGGGTTAGTTCAGTATCCGGGCACATCAGAGACACAACCAGATGACTGAGCCGGCAGAAATGCGCATCCAGCAAATCGTTTTCAAAGTACTGCTGCTCATAATAACGCCCCCACTCAGCCAGCTCAGTCGAAGACATGCCGGCAAGCATCGCGCGCCAGTCCGGGCGCCGGAACTCACGCGCCAGTTTCATCACAAAACTCAGCTCACCGGCTAACGCTTTTCCGCGCTCACTTCCTCATCCCCAGCAGCGTGGTCTGCGTTTTCCTCACCGCTGGTCAGCTCTGGCTCCTGAAGCGGGAGCATGTCAGAGAGATTTTTAACGAAGTGTTCTCCGGCACCAATCATTGCTGGCGACCACCCGGAGAGAACTTCATGGTGCAGAGAATCAACATTCTTTGAGGTGTCTCCCTGCCACAGTGACATCGCGATCAGCCGGGCACCACGCCGGATATTGCTGGCAACCCGTAACGGAAGATAACCCTCTTCCCCTTCGTCTTTTGGCAACGATTTCTCATCCAGCGCCAGGTATTGCAAATGCTCGATACGTTGCAGCGCGGACAGCTCAAACAACTCAATGGTGTTGCCGTTAAAAGAAAATGGCTCTGATTTCAGAAAACTCATGGGATGCTCCAGTAAAAATGACGGGGCAAGCGCCCCGCCGGTCAGGAAACGGTGACAGGGCAGATCGCGACTTTCAGACCATCGTTCATCATCACGATAATTTCAGCAGTGCCTGCAGCAACACCCGTCACAGTCAGTACGTTACCGCTGGCGGTTACAGTCGCTTTAGCCGGATCAGAGGAGGCTACACGGAAGGTTTTATCAGTAGCACCGGAAGGCGTGACCGTAACATTGATTGTATTTTTAGCGCCGACAGCAACCGCAAGGGTAGACTTGTCGAGCGTTACACCGGTGACGGCCACGGCCGGGGTACGGCTTTCTTCTGCCAGCGATGGCTTGCCATTGTTACTGATCTTCACGCTGCGGGTAATGACCTCCTTCGCCGGGATAGTTTTACCGAGGCTGCTGACCCAGCCTTTAAAGACGTCGATCGTCCCGTTCGGGTATTTGATTTTGTAGGCGCGTACATCGCCGCTGTAGAACCAGTCCACCAGCGATTGCTGCCCGGATTCACCAGGTTTCCACGCCAGGGTGAAACTGGCCTCACCGGCTGACTTCTCGCCCTGCGCTGTATTGGCCCAGTCTGCGTTCGGATCGTCAAGGTAGGTGTCGTCATAGGACTCTGCGGTCAGTTCACCTGGTGTCAGGTCTTTGATTTTGGCCGTGCGGGTCCAGTCAGTGTCACTGGCCGGATTGGCATAGGGATCGCCTGTACCTGTGTAGAGCCAGAACGTTGTGCCTGCCCCTTTTACGGGTTCAAGCGGGCTTGGTGTTGGCATGATTACCTCACATTACGTATGAAATTGAGTATCTGAGATCGGCCGATCCCCACGTCGCCATTTCATCATCTCGCTGATAGTCATAGCCCTGAGCAGACATGGTTTCGATTAAGGGGGTAAGGCCGGGGAGTGCATTGAGCTGGGGATAGATTTTGCTTTCCATCCAGGTATCGAGCGCGGTATCCGTTTCGCTCGCTTTCAGGAACACCTCGATATGAAGCGTGGCGCGCCAGATATCTTCGTCGATGGATTCCTCCGTGGACTGCGCGTCAGTGATATAGACGGCGACAGCCGGGAGATCTTCGGACTCAAGTACAGCGGGACGGCCGTCAGACCACGTGACAGGGTCAGTAACGCCCGCTTTCAGGGCATCCAGCACCGCCTGGCGGATCAGGGGATGTTTCATTTGGTCAGAATTATCCTCAGTTGATTGCGTAAAGCCGCTGAGAGCTCTTTCGGAAGATCCGTTGCCGTCAGGCGGGTGCTTTCCTGCTTGAATGCCTCCGTCAGCGGTACCGCCAGAGGAATGCTCACCACCTCGAGCGGGTAGCGGCTTTTGGTGGTTCTCCGCAGGACATGCCAGCGCCCGTTTTTGAGCTGCTGAATGAATCCGCCCGGGAAGCGAAACCGCCCGATGACCAGAACGCTTCGGACACCGGCCTTGTCACGTTTTCGCCGGGAAAGACGCACGCTGGCCACGCCCAGCTTGATCGCCGGGAGGTTGCCCCGGTTGACCCGAATAGTGGCCTGCGGTTTACGTACCGTGGCTTTCTTCAGGCGTGCACGCTGATTGACGAGTTTTCGCTGCACCCGGGTTTCCTTCGCAACCTGACGGGTGCTGCGGGAGATGGCCCGGGTGGCCACACGGTTCACCGCCTGAGAGGATGCACGTGGCACAGCGGTTTTGCTGATGCTTTCCAGGTTAGCGATCGCCTGTTCGAGCCCTTTAATGGACATAGAGCCTCCATTACTCAATCCAGATCTGTGGCTTACCGTTGAACAGCTGCTTACGGGTAACGGTGTAGTCCTGGCCCTTCCAGTGAATGACATCGCCTTTGCGTGGCGACACTGCCGGGGAGAACACCACCAGTGACAGGCCATCCCCCACCAGCGGCCCCATTTCTGCGACAAACTGGCTTTCTACAGCATCAAAAATGACCCCGTTGATCGTGACTTTATCCGCCATCAGATTGACGGTGGCCGCGTCCATACGGGCCACCATCGCGTCGAAGGGATTAGCCATTAAGCTTAACCAGTACGGCGGCGGCGTTCGCACCGGCAGCCTGCCAGGCTTTCCCTGCGGGGGTCGCGCCGGTGGCCTCCAGTTGCACTTTCCCGCTTTTGAAGTACACGGTCTTGCCCTGGGCGATATCATCCGCCGCCAGCTTCGGCAACTGAACGACGCCACTGGTGAGGCCCGTACCAGTTTCGCCGACGGCAATATCAGCGATAGCGATCGCCAGAACATCCCCAACGGCAACCGGCGTGCCACTGGCAATCACCGCCGACCCCGAGTTGGTCAAATCGATAGTGTGACCATCCTGTACGAAATTCTTCATGAGCTCTCCGTATGGCCCCTGCCGGGGCCATGTTGCAGATATAAAAAAAGCCCTTACGGGCCGGTTCAATGTCGGGGTGATTACTTACCGGATGATTTCGCCAGACCGCGATAATCCAGCGGCGCCACACCAGCATCGATGCGGACTTTCGTCGCAACACCATCAGTGGTGAAACCTTCCTGCTGGTCGATGTACGGGGCATCAATGCCATTGAGGTACGCCACTTCGATGGTATCGGTGCCCTGTGCGGCAGCCAGATACCAGGCCGCCGGGTCGGCGTCATCCAGACGCGCTTCTGCGATCACTTCGGCAAAGTTCTGCAGCGGGTTCACCACGCCGGCATTGATATCAGCCCCTTTCACGCTTGCTGACTTAATGGTCTGGCTGGCTAATGTTTCCAGACCCACCGGAACCAGCATGTAGGCCGGACGAATGTTCAGGGCGCGCTCGCCCTCTTTCTGCTTGCGCATGTTCTGGCGGGCCTTATCCAGGCTGTCAACGCTGATGGCGCCAGCTGAAAGGTTGGCATGGTCAGCATGGAAGAGCGCCTTGCCATCTGAAAGTTTCCCGTTACCGGTCAGCACGGCGTAGACCAAGTCGCCGATAGTGGCTTTTGCAGCGCGGCCCATCTTCATCGGAACGTCAGTCAGCTGGTTCAGGTCATCGTTGATAATGGCCTGGCGGGTGATGGAGAAGATCTCACCGTAAGTAGCCAGCGCGATGGTTTCACCCTTATCCTGCGTGGTGATGTACTTATACTCCGCGCCCTCTCGCACCTGACGCAGGGACGGGAAGCCCCCCATGCCGACGCGATGCGCCGTTTTGAAGTCAGAGAGCTGGCCTTTTTTGGTCCAGAGTTCAAAGGTCTCTGCCGCTTCATCCCAGCCCTGCAACAGCGCTTTGTTGGCGACATCGAGCAGGATATTGCCAAAATCGGAGGTGCTGTGCGTCAGCGCAAAACCGACCATCTGCATCGGGTTGTAACTGGAGACCCCGATGCCGCGCTCGGTCAAGGACATGCGGGCGTATTCGCGCAGCGTCATACCGTTATAGACGTTGTCACGCTCAACATTTTCATAACCGGCACGCGCCATCAGCGCCTGGCGGATCCCGTCGCCAACAAAGTTACCGTTCCCGGCATACACATGGGCCTGCCCCTGCGTAGTGGTGTTGGACGGCGTGGCATTTTTACCGAGCTCTGCCAGAAGAACATCTTTCGCCTGGCTGACCGAGCACTCTGGATCGGCAATACATTTAGCCTGCAGCTCCTGATGCTTTCCGCCGAACATGGCGAAGAGATCCTGAATACCGTTCACGCGCGCCTTTTGCTCCGCAATAACCTGCGCACGGATATCAGTTTCGCTGGCACCTGCCGCCGGAGCCGGCTGGGTGGCAGTTGGCTGCTGTGTTTCGCGCGTAGCGGTATTGCGCGGCGGGGTGACCATGTTGCGAATGCTGTTTGGCATCTTTTCAAATTCCTCAATACGTTTCGAATGGATGCAGGCCATTGCCTGCAAGGATGGTGTGACCTGGTCAGCGAAGCCCAGCTCCAGACATTCAGTGCTGGAGAGCCAGGTCTCTTCCTCCAGCATTGCCGCAATTTCTTCGGTGCTTTTTCCCGTCTTCTGCGCGTATGCCGGGATCAACACCGACTCCACTTTGTCGAGCAGGTCGGCGTAGTCGCGCATGTCATCAGCATCACCACCCGCAAAACCCCACGGCTTGTGGATCATCATCATGGTGTTTTCCGGCATGATGACCGGGTTTCCTACCATGGCGATGACTGATGCCATTGAGGCAGCCAGACCGTCGATATAAACGGTGATCGCCGCGCCGTGGAATTTCAGGGCATTAAAAATGGCGATACCGTCAAAGACATCGCCACCAGGGGAGTTGATATGCAGTTTGATGTGGGTGACATCGCCCAGCGCCTTAAGGTTTGCGACGAACTGCTTCGCCGTTACCCCCCAGTAGCCGATCTCGTCGTAGATGTAGATTTCGGCTTCGTTTTCCGAACTGGCCTGCATACGGAACCAGCTATTTTTTGCCTGGGCTTTCGGGCGGTTCTTTACCCGGTTTTGCTTCCTGGACACGAGTGTCTCCTTTGTCATTTGCCGGGTCGGTATCAAACACCAGCCCCTGTTTACGGTTCTCGTCAACCTCCGCCTTACGGCGGCGCTTAACATCATCAGGATTTGCGCCGCGGGCGCGCACCCATTCACTCTCTGTCGCAGCACCGCCACGCAGCAGAATTTTCCAGGCGTTCGCCTCTTTGACCGGGTCAATCCAGGGCATAACGGGCCCGGAGAACACGGCGCTAAAGAGCGTGGCTTTATCGACATTTTTCGGGACCGTGATCTCGCCTGAAGCAATCGCCATCCTGAGCCAGGCCCGGTACATCGGCCGGGTGATCGCTGCGATGAATGCGTCCTGCAGGATGAAATAGCCTTCGGTTGACTCCACCAGCTCCTGGCGCTGAGCGCTGTATGTCCCGTCGTAGTTACGGGCAATACTGGAGAAACTGCCGCGCGATCCGGCGGCCACAGCACGGAGCTGCCCGTTGCGGAAAGTTTCGAGGTTGGGATTGGGTCGGTCCGATTTGATCATCCCGATATCTTCGCCAGGACGGAGATCGTCAAACAGCATGCCGGGCTCAATGTTCAGTTCACGGGAGCCCTGCGCGCTGTCCTCCGGATACGACTGGCCATCACCTTTCTTGATGAACATACCCAGCGCCGCAGCGATGCGGGCAGCGGTCAGTTCGGCGTCCTCGTACTCCTTCAGCGCTGAAAGACGCATCAGCACCCCGGCAAGCAGCGAATTACCCCGGATTTGATGCAGGCGCCGCATAAACTTCAGGTGAAGCATGTTCTCCGCCTGAATGTCCTTTGTGTCACCCTGGCGCATGCCTTCCGCCGGCATGTTCTTGTAGACCATATATTTGATCGGGCGGCCCCAGTCGTTGAGGTAAATTCCCTGGCACAACTTCTGCCCCGGCTCTGTCCGCTCCATCGGCACAAAGTCGGGTTCCAGCGCTTCAATCCAGAACGGAATTTCCGCCACCGGCGACAGACCATTACCGGTGCCACTGACCAGCTGCGCGAACACCTCACCGTCACGTAACCAGGTCCGGCACATCAGACGCTCAAGCACTGGCCGGGTAAACTGGCCGGTAACATCCGGAGAAACGGACCATTCCGCCCATTTGGCACGGATCTGCTTGGCAACGTCAGCGGCTATCTCGCCGTTTTTCATCAGGGGTTGAGGCTCAACGATGATGCCTTTCGCCCCCACGATGCGCTCTTCGAGCTTATCAAGGATGCCGATCACCAGATCGTGGTTACAGTCGAGCCACCGGGCCTGCTCGCGCAGTGAGCGCCCGCCAAATTGCGTCAGCTGATTCGCTGAGCGGTTCTCACGTTTTGCCCGGTGCGTCCGGGTAGGAATAACAGCCTCGTATGCCTGGATCATCAGGCGCGACTTCAGACGCTCTGCTTTCCAGCCCGGGGAAAACACGCCTATCAGATTATCCAGGGCGCTCATCGCGGGAACCTCGCCAGTTTAAAGGAGCCACCCCTGCCCGTTGCGGCAGCCACAGCAGCAGCCTCTTTTCGTTCCCACTCCTGACGGCCTTTCCGTATTTCGCTCAGGTTCTCCATGGTCATCTGCTGACCGTTAAACGTTATGGACTTGCCCTGCAGGATCGCCATTTCCGCTTCGGTATAGCGTCTGACCATGTCCTTAATATCATTGAGATTCACACCCAGCCTCCTGATGATGATGACCATGCCGATTCACGGGCTGGTTTCGTAGCCTTAGGCTCTGATACTGACGGTTTTGCAACCGGCACCGGTGCCACTGCAGGCGCGTCTGGCGATGGCTCAACCACCAGATAACTCTCCCGGCGCGCCCACTCAGGGGCATCAGGCCACTTAATCTTTTCGTAACCATGAAGAATGACCAGGGCATGTGCGTAAACCATAAGGTCAAACGCTTCGTTAGCCCCCTTACCAGGCTTCGTCCATTTCCCATCAGCTGATCGCTCCTCATAGGTCAGTTCGTCGTAAAACCACCCTCCCAGCCAGTCAGGGAAATGCACGTAGTTCGGCCCCGGCACATCGCGCCACAGCGCGTTGTTGATCCGGTCTTTCAGTGCGTTGGTCTGGAGAAGGTAGAGAGGGACATCACCGGCCGCCTTCGCGCGCCGGGCAGAACGCCCGGTGTTATCCGGGTAGGTTTTGGTAATCAGCTTCGCCCGGGTCTGGCTGTCACCCTTGAAAAGCCAGACTTTGCGCTGCAGACCGTCACGGCGACAGCGCCGCCAGAACTCATAGGCGTTGTCGGTAACACCATCCTCCCCGCCGGAGTCGACGGCCATTGCCAGCAGACCCATTCGCTTGCCTGGTTCCCCATCAAGCGCCCAGATTTTCTCCAGCACATCGGTGCGCAAAAGATCCCAGTCCTCCGGATAGCTGGCAGGATCGATGTGGTAGCTTTCGCCGTCAGGCGAGGTGCGCATCGACTGCATGATGTTGTACCGGTCAACCACCCACCGCTCGCCGTGGGCGCCGTAGCCAACAACCTGCACCACAAACCGCCGGTTTTTACCGCCCTGAACATCGACGGTCGCTACCAGGAAGTTGACGCCAGCAGGCACGCGCCGGCGCTCAACCGGTTCGGCGCGCTGCTGCAGCTCCTCACCTTTACGCTGTTCTATGCTGGAGCGCGGGAGATACGGGAGTCCCCAGTCGGTGTTAATGACCGTCTTCAGCGTTTCTTCGCTGCCGGTCGCCTCGTACTCCTGTTCAGCGGTCAGCAGTTTGTAAACCAGCTGTGCCCAGGTCTGATATGCAGCTGCCGGGCCTTCCATCCAGAACGACGCGATTCGCGACCGTCGTCCGGCGCCCGTTATTGTTCCGCTGCTGTCGATCTGCTGCTCCTCACGCAGCCAGACACCTTTCATATTCAGGGCGCGTTTCTGGTCAGCGGTGATCACCCCGGAGCAGGAAGGGCAATGGATACAGGCCGCTTCGCTGGCTTTTACCGGATCGCTGATTTCCCGGTAACCGGTCATCGCCGTCATCTCAGGCTGGAAATACTCACCGCAATGCGGACAAGGCCAGTACCAGCGGCGGCGGTCGCCGCGGTTGTACAGAGAAAGAATACCGGTTGTCGGCGGGGCTTCATGCGCCGAGCTCCGGCGCCACTTTGTATCGCGGATGTCCCGGCCTGGGGAACTCTCCACCAGCGTCATGCCGGACGACATAAACGTGGTGGTACGTTTGGAGGCCAGAGAGAATGCATCACCTTCCCCGTCTATGTCCTCTGGAAAGCGGTCGTAATCAGTAAGGGCGACGCACTTGTAATCCGACGAGGACATGATATTGACCGACGGCCAGCCTATTTTGAGATAGTTACCTGCCCTGAAAGTCCTGTCGTAAACGTTGTTATCGTTCCTGCGGGGGCTCAGGCGGGTTGCCACTTCCGGACTGCAACGGAACGTGCGATCCAGTCGTTTCTTCGAGTGCTCGCGGGCCTTTTCCTCTGTCATCTGAATAATCAGCATGTCAGACGGGTCGCAGACCACGTTATAAACCACCCACCCGTCAATCAGGCCTATAGTCTTCCCCGTTCGCGCCGGGCCGACAAACACCACTGCGTCATACTCGCGCGACGCCAGGCAGTTCATTGGCTCAAGTACATACGGAGCCAGGTTCGGATCCCAGGGAACGGAGTTACCGGCGCCCATTGGCACGCGCATAAATTTACTGACTGCATCGGCCACCAGCATGCGGCGTGGGGCACGAAGTATTCCAGGGATATCCTTGCGGATCCCCCGGGCAGATGCCCGCTTCGCCATCAGTCCTCCTCTGGCTCGTCCTCCTCCGGTTCTGCGTCCAGAACGCGCTGCGCAATCTGGTCGCGAAGGTCATCAATAACACTCTGTACCCGACTGATAGCCGAGGGGCTCATGGCGCAGTCACGCTCCAGAATGTCCGGCAACGTTTCCAGCACCTGCACCACAGCTTTTGCCATGACAGAAAATTCACGGGCCACTTCATCAGCCGGGATTAACTGGCCGGTGTCCTGCTCGAATTTGAGCCGCTCGTTTTCCGCTTTCCAGTGGGCGAGCCTGTCCGAGGGCGTCATATCTTCGGCGCTGGACGCGACGACGGGCGCCATCAGCTCGGTCAGCACATCGGTGATGAGATAGAGTTTGAGTTTGTTATTGCTGCCCAGTGCAGGCTCGACTTGCTTAAGCCTTGCGGCAACGGTCTGGCGATGAACGCCGGTGATCCCTGCCAGCTGATTAATGTTCAGCTTCAGGGTGGAGAGTTCCTGGTCCATGATGGTGAACACTTTTTGAACGATTCGACATCATTGCAAAACGGCACTGTTAAAAATCATACAGTTATACACATGATGATGATGACCCTGGATCACGAAAACTAGCCGTTTTCCGCGTGCCCGCCGCCTCGTGGCAGGCCCCCCCTCCGGGAGGACCCATCGATATGATAATGATTGTCATTTGCATGAAATCCGGGAGGGCTGGGCCGCCTTGAGGCCTGCCAGAGGCCGGTGGCGCTGGTCAGAAGCCGAGACGCGCACGCCCCTCTGCTTCGTTGGCATTCGTGGTGATCCATGCAGTGCCTGCCGCGGCGTTATCATCCGAACCATCCTTCGCGCTGCTGGTCAGTTTGCCATCTTTCGTCAGCCAGAGGCGTGCGCCACGCTGCCAGGTCTCCGTTGCCACCTTCGGCAAGACAAACACCCCGGTCATCATCAGCACACCATCGCTGTCTACAGCAATATCATGCTGAGCAATACCGGTTATCGCACCAACAACCACCGGCTGGCCAGACATCACAGCTTTTGCTGTCCCGTTATGCCAGTCCATGGTATTGCCGTCCTGGTAGTAGTTCTTTGCCATGTTAAGCACCTATTAATGCGCATAAAAAAAGCCCCGCGAATGCGAGGCCAGACCATTAGCGTGTTTCACTCACATGCCGTGAATGAAGTCATCACTCCCTAATCGGTGTGAGCCATAGTGCGCTTCATAGCCCTCCCCTGAGGAAGCTGCTTTTGTTTCAGCAACGTCTTTGGTGGCGTAAACACCGACTAAATGCCATGGGGATTTCCGAACAACTCCCCAGCCTTTAACCCATCCTTTATTATCGAGGTCAGGCTTTAAGCCTTCTGCAACAAACATAGTTATCTCCTTTGGGTACCCAGAGACATGCTATGCAATTGAGAATGCAAAATAAATATTATTCAATAAGCTCTACCGTAATCGTTAACCAGTTCAAATCATGGCGGTCATGCACCACATAAATGTCTTCTTCACTGGCATTAACATCATACGTTTTAGAAAAGGGGTGGGTAGCTTTACCAGATAACGAGTCCTGCACAAGCACGCATCCATTTTGGATAATCTGAAAAGTGACATGAGTGCCGAGAACGATGCCATCACAGTGCTCCTCGAGACTAGCAATAGTAACTTTTATTTTTTGCATAAATTGACTCCTGAATTGCATTATCACTGGCACTGTGTGAATGCCTGCGGCTATTCCCATTTTATCCCCTGTAGGGGATGTTTGATATTTATCCGCTACAGCCATTTCGATGGGTCTGCCCATAGTAATGGCAATAAAAAAGCCACCAGCAAAAGCTAGTGGCTTGATTGAATTTTTGCTTTATGTAAGGACGACCAATGGTTCAAATAGTTTCGAAAAGTTTATCGATAACCTCTTTTCCATTAGAGAAACGTACGGTTCTGGTGCCTGATTTATTTGTAGCGTAACTAAATAATGAATAACTTCCATCCAAATCACTGGCGCTGAGCCCTTCAAGTAAAGGGATATATCTACTTTCATAATCATGAATCACGGTATCGATATCCCCAGAAACTGGGCCCGGGACACTCTGGCCTCGATTAACCAACAGGCGTACAGAAAGTTGATTTTTTCCGGTTTTGAGCTGAATTTCGTAATCAGCACCAATAAAATCCTGACCATCAGCAGTTGATGATACGACAACGTCAATACCTTTGTATTGTGCTCTAAAGCCGCGGGGACTCGTTTGATTATATGTAATCGAAAAACTCTGTGACTGCAGATAATCAGCCATCTGCTGGATAGCAGCTTTCACAGCCACTGGCAATTGTGGCTTGACAATTTCAAATCTTTGATTATGAATTGCTTCCGCTCGCGCTTTTAAATCTTCTAATTTCTTTGCTTTCTCAATCGACATCTTAACCTCCAGTGTTTAAGAGGCTCTAGGATAACCTTAGGATTAATCTGAACAAAGCTTTATCGTTGGCGCTTAAATGCTGCTTTAAAGGCTTCTGTAAAAATATTTGACCTACTTACTTCACCGCATTATACCATGCTTGCCAGCGATACTTATCGAGGCGCAGCTGGCGCAGGCATTCCGCAGTTTCGATATCAGCCTGCAGATCTTCATCGCTATTGGTGCCAGCGTGACTTCCCTTGCACGGCTCCTGCATCAAATCCGCTGATGGAGTTGGCAGCGTCGATTGCACGCTGGCGCAGCTGCACAGCAGCATCGTCAAACTGGCACACAGTACGATCCGGAGACTGAACATATTTCACCACGTCGCGGGTTATGGTTCGGTAGATCACTTTGCTCTCGGCGGTGGCCGCTGCGGCTTTCGCTTCAACAGGCTGAATGGTCTTATCGGCTTTATCCTTCTTCTTCGCCGCCAGCGCGTTGATATGGTCGGCGTGCGCACTCCAGCCAGAACGCCAGGCGATTGCCCCGGTGACCGAGATAGCGACCACCAGCGCCAGCAGAACGTGTCGCAGCTTCATGACAGCGCCGCCTGTGCCCGGCTGTAACGCACCTTGCGATCAGCCAGTCCATTCTGCCCGCCGTTGATAATCTGCGTGACGCGCACGATATCGCCGGAATACAGCAGGCAACCGCGTAACGCAAAGAACCAGGCTGCCGACCGGGCAGCGTGTCGTTCCTGCAGCAGCAGCTCCGGCGTGCTCACCAGATCAAGCTTCAGGGCGGTGCCGCATTTCGTGTAGTTCTCCCGCCCGGTGATCTGCAGCAGGCCACGGCCACGGTACTTCCAGCCGTCGCCCTCTGAGATGTTGCCCATGCGGCCGCCGTATACCAAGTTGGCAATCTGCGGCTGGTGGGCGTTTTGCTTACCGTCAACCCGGCCCAGCATCTCGCACTGGTACGCCGTCAGGAGCTTACCAAATGTTTTCTTCAGGCCGTCTACCGAATAGTTGAAGTTCTCCACCAGCGAGGTAAAGCCTGCCGACTCGTGGCCCAGCTGCGCGATGAACATGGCCTGATCGTTAACTGCGGTGATACCGAACTCTTTCATTGCCGCGTCGATATGCAGATACCAGCGTGCAGCTAACCCGGCGCTTAGCCCAGCCGCCTTCTGAAATTGTGCCTGATTCATGAAGTTCCTTACTTGGTGTCACCACCGAAGCGGACGTTGATAACTCGGTTTGCTACAGAACGAACCTGTTCGACGCCGACAAAGCCCAGCGCCCCGCCGATAGCGATGGAGAGAGATTGAGGAAGGTTTACGTAATCCAGAGCGGATACAGCCGTTAACGTCATGGCGCCGCACATAAGGCCTTCCAGCAACATCTTTTTCCAGCCACCGCCGCCGTAGGCAATTCTCAGCACTGCCATCACAACTGAAAGCAGCACGGCGCCAATGGGTGTTTCACCACGCCACCAGCTGTGGAGTAGATCGATTAACTCCGTCCAGGAGTGAGGGTCATTGTGCATTTTCATTTCTCTCACCTCGCTGGGATGCGGGTGCTGTGTGGTTAGGGTTCAGGCTCTCCGGATGAATTAACGACAGGACCTTGATGGGGGTTCCGGGAGCCTGAAATAGAAAAGGCCGCCAATGGCAGCCTATGAGTTAGTGATTATGTTAAAGCGGCGGGGTAATAGGGCCTTGAAGAATTTCAGCCTCGCCGTTATTGCAGATGTCATCGCCCTGCGTGAGATGCCAGACACCCGTTATGGTTCGGCCAGTTTCAAGATCTTCGGTTTCGCCGTTGGTGTAGTAGGCAACCTGAATCCTGCCGTTGTGCTGTATCCAGTAAAAGCCTTCTTTCATACCTACCCCCTCTAAGATTAAGGGGAGTGTAGCTATTGTGGCTTCGGGTTGGGCTTAGAAATACTTAATGATGAATGAAGGTATGCACTGGGCCGCCATCAAGGGGCGCCCCCCGAACCATAGCGGTAGAAGCTCCGCACTCTATGCTGTTGAGGTAACGGCGGTAAAAAATACCAGCCGAGGCGAGGTTTAAAATCGTTTTAAGTCCGTGACGTAGAGACCACTCTTAACAGATTATCCAAACTTTTGCGTACGCGTTAGTATTTTTTTACACTCTTAGATGATAGGGTTTACCGAATCAGCCTGAATATGCGTGGATGTCATTACAGATTAGACCTATAATACTGTATAGATAAACAGTATGAGGTGAACTACTTTGAACAAATTAGCAAGACTTTTGCTCACGGCAAGCTCCATAGCTCCTGTATGCGCGACGCTTTTTTTTATAGGTTATGTTAAAAAAACCACTTGGTTAATGCACTATAGCTTATGGGTGGGAATACTAAGTTGGATACTCGCGGTTGGGCTTGTTAAATACGCAGAGTGGAAGCTAGAACCTCTCACAAAAAACATTAGCTCTGTATCCCCAGCCAATAAAGAAGTCACTAATTATTTCTTAAGTTATCTATTTCCATTGTTAGGCACGGATTCAATTGCAGAAAATAAATCTTATGCATTATTTTTCTATGCTTCGCTATTATTTTATATATGCTTTTCAGAAAACTATAATTTTAACCCGGTATTGTCATTGCATGGTTACAAATTCTATGAGGCGGAAGATGATACTGGTGTTGGTTTTGTATTAATTTCCAAATCGGTTATTACAGACATTCAAGGCATTACTTTCAATGTTGTACAATTGACAGATTATACATTCTTACATGTAGAGGAATAGAACTATGCCGCTTTTTGCAGTCATGGACAATAGCATTGCAACAAGAATTTTCAGGGTAGAATTAGATAAAACTGCCAGTACAGCTGTAAGTGCAATTTTTCAACAGCAAAGACATCATTTTGAAGCGCATCACAATAATAAGATACCATTTTATGCTGGTTACACCCCTAAATATGATGAATGTTTTGAGACATTAAATTTTAGTGCCTCTGCCTCGTTAATAGATGCCGTAAAAAGGCCAACTGCTGTTCCAATTTGGGATCCTAGCGTGATAAGTATTGAAAATATAAAAGCCCTGTTTATCGGTGTTGACGCTCCTGCTAACCCAAATGTTATTGCAATACAAACCTTTAATAAAAAACAAGTTCTTGACACTTCAAAGTCGTTTATTGGAACCTTGATTGGGAAAAGCACTACTTTTAGCAAGGCCATGAACGTTGGTTTCAATGTTGATGATAAACTAGTAGCTATTATTGATTCAAATAAAATTTACTTTAAGAGTTTTTTCAAGTTAAGAAGCATTTTTGATATGTCTTCATACTTTACTGCAGCAACTGATCATGAACTTGACACGTTCTCTCAGTTACCTATATTTTCAACACCTCAAAATTTCGACTTGAAAATCGTTGCTGACACAGTTATTAGAAGCAAAGTTACTTTGATTAATCAAACCGGAATGTTAACTCCACAGAACTTATCTATTTTTAAGAGTGAAGCTCAAAAAGTTAATTTTCCTTTGCAAACAATAATTGTAGGCGGGGTGGAGAAGATAACAATGCCAGCCTCAAAAAAAGAAATAAAAGATCTCCTCGACTTTATCGAGGAGGACATTTGGATATCAGGCATTAGCGGAAGAAAATTTAAAGCAGGCTCTAAACGGCCTATCTAAATATTGAAGAAAAGATCATTACGAAAGAGTGCAAACGATACCTTCTATAAAACCTAAAGCAGTTTGCAACTCTTTCCTGATAGTTCCATCCGAACATTTTCTTTTTTTTGCAATGGTTCTAAGCGAAATCCCCAGCACAAAGTGAGCAATAATGATTTCATGCTCTTCTGGTTTATATTTCCTCAAGCGAGCCACACAGCCATCAATCATAATTCCTTGATCATCATCACACTGTAGACGCGATTTCTTACCATGCGGCAGTAACCCTTTGAAGCCTGCTGCAATGGGTTGCCAGTCAACGCCACTATTGTCTGAAGATGCCCAAGCGCCCCACAGATCCATAACTTCATACATATCACGCATTAGTTTTCCTTAAGCCAGAACGCCGAGCGCATAGGCCCGGTCCAGCACTCTGATTATCATTGCCGGCTGACTTCCGTGCTTACGCTCGAATTTCACCGGATCGTTATGTAGTTCGGTATGGTGCTGACGGCATAGGGGGATTACGAGACTGTCGTGCGCCTTCGTTCCCATGCCACCCTGTCCCCAGCCGATTAGATGGTGTGGATCATCTGACGGCTTGCCGCAGCACTCGCACGGCTGCGTTTTAACCCAAGCCAGATACTTTGCGTTCTCCCAGCGGGTCCGCTTTGGCCGCTTCATCAGGGTCTGCGGGGACTCGGGATCCACCAGTACGCCCACGATTGGCTTAATGGCTGGTGGCGCACCTGCAGGTGTTGCAGGTGCTGCAGGTAGCGCGCGGGCTTTGTCGGCGATGATGCTGGTGGCCGGTACCGACGGTACGATCTCGCTCTCGCGGTACGTTTGTTTCTCCGCCGGCAGGCGCAATGCATCTCGGGCAACGGATTCAGGCAGCGCATCGGTGACGCCGGTACGAACAGCCCACCAGCACAATTCAGCCAGAGATAGTTCACGGGTTTTATCGAGTGCCAGCGCTACACGGACGATGTCCAGCACCCAGTCGATGACGTTCTGCCGCGCCAGCTCCGCCAATCGTTCGGTGTACTGCTCGCGCAGCCGGTTGTCGCAGTGGCCGCAAAGAAGAATCGCACCGGGCTCATGCCGCATGGTAGTCAGTTCGTGATAGTGGTAGTCGCTGTGCTGGTACTGGCAGGTGCCGCCGCCGTGGCGCAGCAACCAGTATTCCAGGCCAGCCAGCCCACCAGCAGCGGTGATCACCTTTTCGTGGAGGAAGAACGGACGCAGCGCCGGATTGGCCGCCAGCGGCTGCCGCAGATCGGGCACTCTCCCGGTCTCAAAGCTGGCCATACTGGCAGGCTGGCTCTCCACCAGCACGCGCCCTGAAATGAACATGGGCATCAGCTCGCTGCCGGGTTTCAGCAGCACAACGCCCAGTTCCCGGGCGATAACCGGTTTCAGCAAGGCGCGCATCAGGCGATCTCCCCGATGATGATTTGCCCTACTTCACCCCAGCGCTTCGTCACGCGAGAATCCCAGATATGGGCGTCATCCGCATAGATGGCATCCATCAGGGCTTTTTCCAGGTTGTCTTTGTCGGACTTCTGCTGATGGGGTTTCCCCGTCATCTCCTGGCGCTTCTTCTTGCTCCAGCTCGGAGGCATCGGGAGGATAAACGTAATATGAGCACCGGCTTCCGGTAGCTCGACGCCCAGTAGCCGAACGTGATCGCAGAACGCACGGTACCGGAGAACCTCCGGCCGCTTTTTCCACTTATCAGCGCGCGTCATCCTGGGTTTGCCCATCGGGGTGATGTTGTAGGTCTTCACGCTTCCCTCCAGAGCTTTTGCTGGAAGGTCTTATCCTGACGCGGGGCTCTGTTTGCCTCCGGCAGATAAGCGGTGAGTGTCCAGTGGATGAGATCGAAATCAAGGCTGCGCACAGTCCGTACGTCATTAGCGCGATAGCGGGCCTCGAGTTCGTCCACTTCTTTTGTGGTGAGCTGAGTGTGAATAAAGCTGGTTTTCTTCATGCTGCCACCTGTAAGTGCGCAGGCAAAAAGAAACCGCTGATTCCGAAAGGAACCAGATTAAGTTTTTGTTTGGTAGGTTTTTGCGCCATGGTATCTCTCCAGTGGCGCAGCAGGTATAGGTTGTTCAGGCCTATGACGGGAGTTTAACAGAATTAAGCGAAACGCGGTAACCTGCCCGCTCCAGCATCTGCGTAAAGAGAGTTGGCGAACCTACAATCTCATCATCCAGAAGCGGCGTAAACGACACCTCATCACCTCGCCTGTACATCAGCGCGCGATCAAATTCAGGAAATGAGTGCAGCCGTGCAACGATAACCCCATCGTGACATCTGATGACTGCATAACCCTTTTTTGGAAATTCTTCTTTTTGTTTCACCAAACCTCCCCTTCCACCCAGGAAACTAATTACATGCTGAATTAATAAAACCAGTCGTCAGCGCTTTCCCAGGTCTGCTGGAGGATTTCTTCTACCTTCTTCTTCGCGTCCTTTTCACCACCCAGAACACTTAACCCGTCTGAGCCTGCTCGTCGTATAACCAGGGTGCAATCGCCTACCTGATCCTGCAGTCGTGTTAACAGTTCTTTTTCCAGAGCCGGGACAGCACCCTTAGGAAGTTCTTTAGTTCTATCAATGCTTAACTCAACTCTCATAATAGCCTCCGCTGCATTTACTGTATGAATATACAGTATACCTATAGGCCGTTTTGATCAATGCTTTAGGCACACAAAATGCTGACAAGAACTATTAAAAATGAGAGCATAACCCCGCTTGCCGCTGGTTGCACAACTCGCTCATTTCAGCCTGTAAAGTACAATACGCGCTAATAGATTACGCTTACGGAAGAAGTCAAAGAGTAACTTCCCTTTTGGGCCAAATGCGGACGTTTTACGCATTGATACTAAATGCTATAGGACTGTCCTCAATAGGTGCTTAAACCTCTGTTCTATTATTTCAAAAATGTATATTCTGATTAAGACGCGATCGAGGAAATGAGGGGTAATGATGTCTTATGTTGCAGATTTAATATCAGCGTTGGCTTGGCCAGTGGCTTTTGTATGGTTTGTTCAGAAATATGGTAATGATGTTAAGGATTTAATTTTACGCTTGTCTAAAGTAAAAATTGGAAATGCTGAAGCTGAATTTACCTTAGGATTAAATGCCGCAGAAGAGTTAGCTAATGGTACTCCTTTGGTTGAAGCATCAAAAGATCTACCAGAGGAAAGCGTCGATTTTTCTAAGCGTATGGCGCAGTTAGAACGTATTGCAGATGTATCGCCCAGAGCTGCAATTATGGAATCATGGTTGCTAATTGAAGAGGCGGCAGGAAAAGCGGGTTTTGTCCAAGGAGCATCTGTTCCACGAATTAATTCTTTATTATTTATTGAATGGCTGGTAAGAGAAGGGAAGATTGACAAGTCAACCGCTTCCTTGGTAAATAGAATGAGAAACTTACGAAATAAAGCGAGTCATTTGAGTGAATTCGAACTCACAAAGGATGAAGCTGAACGATATCTAAAAATAGCCGTTCAGATTTCTCTTCTTATCATCGAGCCGGAGTCACATGTAGTATTAGAGAATAAGTAAAGGTCTGTATCAGATTTGAAATAGACTTTCACTGATAGATAATAATTTGTTACCAATGGTTTTGTTTTAGCAGTGAATGCATAATATTATTTGGTTTTCTCTAAATCATGCTTACGATAATTTCATCGAAAATGAATATTGAAATTAACTTTGAGCTTTAATGTAGATATAAATATGGCCGCAAAATGCGGCCCATGACTTACTTCAAACCATAGTATTTCAGTGCAGCCTCCGTCAGGACTTTGGTTGCAACAGCCATCCCGACTTTCCAAGTTCCATCGGCTGCTTTTCTAATATTTGATGCAATCCAATTTTTTGCACCTTCTCCAAAAGGTTCTTCAGAACTTGATGGTGTTTCAGTTGCTACAATCAGTGCGAAATCTCGGGCATCTTCTTCAGGAATACCTGATTCTATTAGGTAGTTTGCTACCGATTCTTTATTGTGTGATTGTATATTTACGTTAATAGTTGATTCGCTGCCACCAGAGATGGCATTGCCAACGCTACCATAAATTATTTGTTGTGTTATTTGTTGCGCTTTTGACGCATTATTTTTATCCATACCTTGAGTACCAAAAGTGATGTGCGCCGCAGCGGGAATTGATTTTTCAAATTCAATTGTTAATTCAAGAACTCTATTGCGAACGGCTTGTGAAATTTCTGATAGTGATACCACTGAAATATTTCCAGAAATATCATTGCAAGCATAATCCCCATATATCTTCCCTTGTAAAAGCAAGATTAAATTTGAAGCATTAATCCCTAAAGAACCACCTTTTGCGCTAGCTTTGACAAGTTCGTCAACAGCAGCAATGCTTTCTCTGACGGAGTGCTTATTCCAGCTATCATTTGCAAACGTTTTTATTAGTATTGGTGGAATAGGCGCATTTTTTATGGCAGAGCCAAAAGGGCCAGAAAACGTGCCTTTATAAGTTACTCCTACTATTCTGTAATCGGGAAGCACAGCATCCTGAGGATAGCCTTCCGATTCATGCTTGACCCATTCTTCTAAATCGTCACTTCCTAATCTTGCTGCCAAGAGTCGGAGTTTAAGCAGTATTGGACCCAAGCTTGATCCATCTTGTACCACAGACTCTTGAATCTGATGTAACAGGGACATTGATCATCTCCGTTGAAAATCTATTTTGCCAGTTTATATGTTTAAGCAATCTACATAAAGTACTCTGCCTAGTAAAACATCAGACTGAAACGGTTGACGACACAACACCATTCCCTCTCTATCCCGAGGGTGTTATGTCTGCTTCTCGCTCAAAGCAGCCCTTCGCCATAGTCCGTAAAATGCAAGTAGCGGACATTACTAACATCTACCTGCATCAATACGCAGGGATCAGAACGATTAATTTTTCAAATCTAATAACCTCTAACAGCCAAGACAACACCACAGATGAAACAAAGAACAATGATCCAAAGAATGGCTGGCATTGGATTGCCATTTTTAGCTTCAGAGGCCAGATAAGCATTAAACTCTTTTTTACTTTGTCTGCGACTATATGTTGTAGACAAATTATGTTGTCCTAATGGAACTGTTCCTGACTCAACATATTGTTTCGCAGCTGCTAAAGTGGGAACAGGACCAAAATCATGAGCACCATTAACGTCAACAACCAGCCATCCTGAGCTATTTTTCACAATGAAACGCCCATCATCTACTGCGTACTTCCCGGCCTGAATTCTAATCACCCTAGCCAATGATTACTCCTGTTTACTTGAATCTGTAAGACTACTATGCACTGGTAATACTTTAAAACATTACCCCTCGCCACATTGTGACCTGCTACTCGTTGATAGGCACAGAATGCAACTAGCTATATCGGCTCTTCACTCATAGCCGCCCTAAAAATCCTTACCCGGCGGCTAGGTAGTAGTTAATTTTCAAGCTTTAGTTTCATTTCGCCGTCATACGATGGGTGTAACGCTCCATGTCAAAGTCAATAACTGCTCGCTGGTCGCGGAAGACGCCGCAGCGTCCGTGGCGGATAAGTTGGCCCTGCTCCACGGCAGCCCGGATGTATTTCTCGGCGGTGGTGCGGTGCAGGCCGAACATGGCGACGACATCGTTGGTCGTTGCGCGGCCATGCTTTTTCACTAGCTCGATAATCCAGGCGATGAACAGGGTGCGCTCCCTGTGAGTTTTTGGTCTTGGCATCAGTCAGGCCCTCCCCGCCTGACGCAGACACTCTTTGCGGCGTTTGGCGATCCGGGCAACCTCCACAGAGCTGCAGGCAATGCCGAACATGTCCAAATACACCGCTGCAGCGCGGCGCCACAGCCCCTTTTCTTCCAGCGCCCTCGCCTTCTGCTCAGCAGCCTGCATCTTGATCGGGTCGCTTTTCTCCTCCATGCACGGAAGGATCACATCCGGAATGTCGGTATGGGGCACGGCTGCATAGGTGTACTGAACGCTGTTGCGGGAACGGGTTATCACCCCATCGTCACTCAGCTCGCGCAGCAGCTTGCCTGCTGTTGCACCTGACATATCCAGCGCTTCGGAAACGTCGCCGACGGCGCAGTTCGGTTGGTAGCGCACAAAAACTGCTACCTGCTCTTTCTGGGTTAATGGTTTGGTCATTGGTCAAAACTCGTTTAGTTATTTCACAAGCCGTAAATGGCTCACGTTTTTGCGGTAACTTCCCCAGGTGAAATTCACCCAGATGCCGTTATCCATGGTCAGGCGATCCATTGCGCGCTCGCCAAGCGTTTTCGATAACTCCTCAAAGTTCAGGTTTGTCAGCACCCCCACAGGTTTCATTGCCGCCAGGCGGCGATCGATAATTTGATTCAGCAGCACCCACTCGTTACGTGTATCTCGCTGCACCCCAACTTCATCCAGCACCAGCAGATCCACTTTGCAAAGGTCGTCCAGCAATGCAGATTCGGACTGCCCCTCGTCGTAGCACTTGCGTGCACGCAGCATCAGGTCAGGAACGGTCACCACCAAAACAGTGTGATTACGCTGCAACAGGAAGTTGCCCACAGCTGCCGCAAGATGGTTTTTCCCGGTACCGCAGCCGCCACTAAACACAAAGCTGGCAAAACCGCTGCCGAAGTTCTGGGCGTAACTCTTTGCCAGCGTCAGCGCATTCTTCTGCCCCTCGTTGCTGACCTGGTAATTCGCAAAAGTACAGTTGCGGTGCAGATCGCAAATACCGGAGCGGCCAAAAATCTTCTCTGAACGTGCGCGCTGATTTTCTTTCTCCAGCTCCGCCGCTCTCTTACGCCCCTCCTCCTGCTGCCAGGCCATCAACTCCGCGGCGCTGGTAAACTTTGGCTGAATGCCTTCGGGGATCAGCCGATGAAGGCGCCCCAGAATGTCGCTCGTCGTTTTCATCGTTACCCCCTGAATCCCGGTGGTATTGCATTGTCAGGTGTCGATACTGACAGGGCTGGCTGGCGGCGCTGGCCTTTTGCCTGCACCGATGCTTTGGCGCGAGACGTTCTCAGACTGGTCGCAAAGGTCTGCTCCCACTGAATTTGGTGTTTTACTTTTCCCTCGCACTGCCAGTAATCGCGGAACTGCTGCAGCTCTACAGTGGTATACCCCGGATGCTCACCAAGGTTGATGCCCCATAGCGCAGCCTGACCTACGAAATCAGCGCCGGGGATCCAGTCGCTGGTGATCGGAAATTTTCCAAATGGTGGGAAAAATTGGTCTTGCGCGCCCTCCTCTCTCTCTGGGTTTTCTTTTAGATCTGTATCTGTATCTGTATCTGTATCTGTATCTGTATCTTTATTAGTTGGGTTTCCGTTGGTCTCATGTTGCAACGGTGATTCAACGCCCGTTGAACACCCGTTATCATTCCGTTGGTTTTTAGTCTCTTTTTTGGCCTTTCTAGCCTGCGCTGATGCTTTTCCTGCTGCGGACTTCTGACTGAGCGAAGTTTTTACAGCCTCCAGATCCCTCTCAATTCTCTCTTGCGACCATTCGCTACCATTGTCGTTAAAAAACTCTTTTAACGAAGGCTCAACGGCGTTCCAACGGTCGTTGCTCAGCCGTGCTATTTTTGCCAGCCGGTTTTTTGGAATGGGTCTACCTGTCTGCCAGTAATTGAACATCAGCAGCAGGTAAGCGCCGTGCTCTTCCGTAGACAGATGCATGGTGTCCGCCAGGTAATCAGCAATGTAAAGTTGCATATAGGGCAGCGCTGCCATGTTTACTCCTGTTGCCCGGCGTACCGGGTCGTATGGTCATTGGTCAAAACTCGATTACGTAAATAGCGGAGCCAGCGCCTGCAGATGAGCGATCACCACACCGGCCAGTTCTCCCGGTAGCAGTGCTGCGTTGGCGAGAAGGTTTTCGAACCCCTCTTTCGCCTGCTTCTTTGTCGGCAGGCCAAGCAGCTTGGCCTGATGGTGCTCGCCAGTTTCTTTAATCGCTTCGGCCACCAGCTCGATATCGGTTTTGCCCTGTCGAAGGCCGTGTTTTCTGGCTATCTCGATGGGCATCGCCAAACTGATCGCGTTTGAGAGCTGCATGACGTGAGCCGTGTACTTGCTGGAGTTGGTTTCGTTTTTCAGGTAGCGATAGAGGTTGTGCTTGTTC